GGCGAGCGTGCAGGCCGTGCGCGACGGCCTCGAAGATTCGATTTTATCCATCGGCGAAGCCTTCCGACTTGAGGCCGCGCTCGCCGACAAGTACCTCAAGAGTGAACTCGACCGGATCGGCGCGGAGAGGCGGGCGGCGCGTGAGAGGCACGACCTCGCCGTCAAGAACCTCGACCCGAAGCTCACGGCGGAAGAGCGACGGCTTGCCATCGCCGCCGAGGATAAGAAGTTTGCGAAGGAGATAGTCGAACTCGACAGGGAGCGCGACAAGCTCACCCAGGAGACGGTTGATAAAAAATCGGCGCTCGTTCGCGCGGAGGCTCAGGCGCGGGAAGAGTTGGCGCGGTCAATCGCCGACATCGAAGGTCAGCTCGGCGACCTCACTACCTCGCCGCAGGAGCGCATAGACGCGCTGGCCGCCGGCATCGAAGACCGCTTCAAGGACGTGCGCGAGAAGTTGGAGGCGGAAGTCCGCGCGGGCAGTAAGACGGCCGAGGAGGCGCTGGAAAAACTTAAGAAGCTCATCGGCGGCCTCTCCGACCGCGCGAAGTTCGACGTGCTCGCCGGGGGCGCCAGCGACAAGCTCGACGAACTGCGCGACCTCGAAGAGTTACTGTCAATCGGCGTCTCGCAGGGCACGATTAAGAGCAGGGATGCGGCGAAGCGGCGCCTTGAGTTAGAGCGCGAGTATAAGCGGGCACTCCTTGACACCATCTCGGGGCTGGCGGAGATCGCGCGCAGGACTGGCGACCCGGCGCTGGCCGCCGAAGTGCGTAAACTTCAAATCGAATGGGCGAAGCTCGGCAACGTCATCGACGAGACCGCGAAGCGCATCGACGACACGCTCAGGAGCGGCTTAGAGGACACCCTCGTCAGCATTATCACGCGCACCGAGACTGTCGGCGAAGCCTTCCGCAAACTGGCTCAGACCATCCTCGCGGAGATTGCGCGCATCGTCGCCGCCAACCTCGTCGAGAAGATTTTCGGCGGCCTGCTGAACACCCAGAGCGGCAACTCAATCGGCGGCATCCTGAGCGGCATCCTCGGCGGCGGAGGCTCCAGGACTGCGGGCGCAGGCGCGGGGGCACCCGCCGGCAGAGGGCTAGAGGCAATCCCCCTCATCATCAAGAATTTTCAGGGGAGCACGACCGGCGGCCTCGGAAACCTCCGCACGTCTACCGAAGGGGTCAGGGACGAGGTTAAGGGCGGCATAGGGCAGGTCAACTCCAACTTCGGTACTGCGATTGGTCTGCTCGGCAACATCGTCAGCTTTCAAGCAGCCCAGGCGGCGGCGGCAATAACGCAGGTGGTGACCGGCATCGTGAAGATGATCGGCGCGGGCGCGGGCGGCGCGAAGGCGGGCGGCGGGTTCATCCGGGGGACGGGGACGGGCACCAGCGACTCGATTCTGGCGCGGGTGTCGAATGGCGAGTTTGTAATCAGGGAGTGGGCGGCGCGCACGGTCGGGCCGCAGGTGCTTCACTTCCTCAATAACTTCGGGAGACTCCCGACGCCCGACCTGCCGGCCTTCGCGCTCGGCGGCGCCGTGGGCGGAGACTTACTCAAGAACGTCTCGCCGCTCAACCTGGAAGACCTTGAAGGTGAGATAGGAGGGCTGCGCGTCGAGGCTCACTTCCACGGCGTTAAAGACATGAAGAGCTTCCAGCAGAACGAGGCGGCGGTCAAGCGCACCCTCGGCCGCGCCGCGCAGGACGGCCTCCGGCGCGCGAAGTCTCGCCCGAGGTCATAGTTATGTTCCACGAAATCGTATTCAGTTTAAGCGTAGACCGCGCCCTCTCTACCCACGAATGGCTGACGACCATCCTGGAGTTGGGCGACCAGGCCGAGCAGCGCATCCCGCAGGGCACGGACGGGCGGCGGAAGTTCAACGCCTCGCTCGGCGTCCGCTCGCTCAAAGACCTGCAAGACCTCCTCAAATTCCACGCGCTGCGCCACGGCGAGACCTACGGCTTCAAGGTGCGCGACCTCGTTGATTACACCGTCGCGCGCGGCACCGAAGGCACGCTCCAATACACCTACAACGGCGTCACGGCGAGCTTCCAGTTGCAGAAGGTTTACACGGACGCGGCGGCGACGTGGATACGCGAGATTTATAAACCCGAGTCAGGGAGCGTCAAGGTCTATAAGAACGGCTCGCTTCAGACCGTCACCACTCATTACATCATCAACTATGCGACGGGGATTATTACTTTCGTGACCCCGCCGGCGGCCGGCTCCGTCATTGAGTGGGAGGGGCGCTTCTACGTGCCCGTCCGGTTCACGGTCAAGGAGATACCGGCGGCCGAGTTCATCGCCACGATGGAAGAGGCGGCGGACGGCTCGGGCTGGGTGGTGAAGTCGGGCACGTCCGACCTGCCCGAGGTCGGCATGATTGAGATTAAAGACTACATCTGATGCCCGAGAGTGTCGTTAATTTTGTCGGCCCCTACACGGCGCAGAGTCTCATTGACCACATCGGGACTCCGACGCCGACGACGGCCGTCTGCTGGAAGCTCAGACCCGACCCGGCAAGCCCGCTCTACGCCTCGGGTCTGGAAGTGCGCGCCACCTCGCACGACCGGCCGCTCGTCCTTCCCGGCCACGGCTCTGCGTCGTTCCTGCCCGGCGTGGCGGGTATGCCGACGACGATTGACACCGAGAGCGGCCACGAATCGGCGGGGCTTCAATACGAGACCGTCTTCAACTCGGCGGGAATAACGCGCGAATCACTCACGGCCGGGGATTGGGTGAAGGCGCGCGTCGAGATTTACACGGTCAACGTCAAAGCCCTGAACATGGGGCAGCTTATAGAGTTCGCGGGCTTCCTCGGCCGCGCCGACGAAGAGGGCGAACTGTGGAAGGCCGAGGCGCGACCCCTGACCGCCGTCGCGCAGGCGCAAGTCGGGAGGCTCACCTCTGCCCGCTGCACCGTCAAGCGGCTCGGGGATGCGCGCTGCAAGGTCAATCTCAATGCTCCGGCCGTCGGGGACGGGGGCGCCATCCTCGTCAACGGCACTCTGACGCAGGTCGTGAGCGTGACACGCGTCCGCGCCTCTGCGCTTACGCAGACCGGCAACTATTTCGAGCTTCTTAAATTCACGTCGGGGCCGCTCTCGGGGCGGGAGTATGAGGTCAGGGAATACGACCCCGCTAATAAAGAGTTCATCCTCCGCGACCCGATGCACCTGCTGCCGGCGGTCGGTAACACTTTCACCGCGACGCGCAGGTGTAACCGCGACCCGGCCGACTGCGTGCGCATCTACGCGAACATCATCAACAACCGGGGCTACAGGTTTATTACCAACGTCGAGCAGATCAACAAGATTCAGAGGGCTTCCTGATGTCGGAGACAACCGCACTCTACAGGCCGGGACTCGTTACCCGCGACGACATCGTGAGGGTCGCACGCACGCTCAAAGGCGTGCCGTTCAGGCATCAAGGCTCTTATCCCAAGACCGGCCTCGACTGTCGCGGTGTCATCGAGTACATCGCCTTCGCGCTGTGGGGGCGATCTATCCCCGCACGCGAGTACCAGCGCAAGCCCGACGGCGCGGAGTTCCTTGAGAAGATGCGCGCCGAGATGACGGAGATTGACCCGGCGGACGCGCGGCACGGCGACGCGGTGCTGATTCACTTCCCGCGAGACGCCGAGGCGAGGCACGGCGGCGTGCTCGCCGACGGGCCTGTGTTCGCCGCCGACCCTTCCGAGCGGATGCTGATACACGCCTGGGAGAGTCGCGGCGAGGGTGAGGTGAGGGAAGAGCCTTTGCGCGGGTGGAAGCGCAAAAACATTGATTACGCCTTCCGCTTCCCCGGCATCAGTTAGGAGGTAGACGAGTGGCCGCAGCAGTTCCCTTACTGATTCAGGTCGGCATCGCCGCCGGTACTTACGTGGCGTCGTCCCTGCTCGCGCCCAAGCCGAAGCTCAACGCCGTGGACAAGGGGCGCTTCGACGACATACGCATCACGACGGCGGAGGAGGGCGGCTTCATCCCCCTGTGCTTCGGCCAGCGCGCGCGGCTCGCGGGTAACATCTTCTGGGGCACGGTCACGCGCGAGTACGTCTCGCACACCGAAGGCCGGACGGGAGGGAAGGGCGGCAGCGCGCAGCAGCCGACCCCGCCGACTAACACTTACAGTTATAAAAAGTCGTTCGCCATCATGGTCTGCGCGACGCCGGTCAAATCCTACCGGCGCATCTCGGAAAACTTAGAGACGATTTACAACACCCTCGGCTCGGAGCTGCGTGAGGACTTCTACGAGGCGGAGAATCACGTCCTGGCCGGGGGCGCTTCCGCAGTCGTTGACGGCTCCTGCTCGGGCGGGCAGGCGGTGCGTCTCGCGGCCTCGGGGCAGTATGTCGAGATCGAAGTGACGGCGCTCTTCGCCGGGCTTCACACGGTCGTCATCTTCTACAAGGCGTCCGCCCCCGCGCAGGTCTATCTGAGCACCAACGGCGGCAGCGAAACCCTTGTGAGCCTCCCGGCCTCCGGGGGCGACCCCATAAACGTGACGGCGACCCTGCAACTGAGCCGGGGGCTTAACACCATCAAGTTTCGCGGCGGCACGGGCGCGGCCGACCTTGACCGCATCTATGTCTCGGGCACCGGCTCGCCGCCCGAGTTCGACCCGCCCGAAGTCACCAACCTGATAGACACCACCGCCAGCTTCCCCGCAGACGCGGATGACCCGACGCCCTTCTACAACACCGTCCAGACCTTCGACGCGACCGGCTATTTCGAGGGCTTCACCACGGCGGGCGGTCAGGCGCGGTTTGAACTCTTCGCGGGCAAGGAGACGCAGCCACAGTCCGCCATCATCGTCGCCGTCGAGGGCGCCTCGGAGACGCCGGCCTTCCGCGACGTGTCTTACTTCGCCACCGAGGACTATCTGCTCAAGGAGGGGCAGCTCGGCAACTTCGTCTTTGAGATTGAGCCGGAGATTCAAGACCTCGACGCAACGCTCCTGTACCTCTACACGCTCGACGGGAAGGTCACGGCGGCGGATTGCGACTTCTCGCTGCTGGCTGGGCGAAAGATTTCCGGCCTCGTCATCGACCACCGCGCTCCGCTCTCCGAAACCGTGACCGCGCTTGAGGCGTGGTTTAATTTCGACATCGTTCCGAAGGGCGGGAAGATAACGGCCATCCCGCGCGGCGGGGCGGTGGCGGCGCGACTCTACGAGCGCGAGCTGCGCGCGCACCTCTTCGGCGAGGAGCGCCCGCTCGCGGCCGTGAAGGTCGCGCACGAAGACCCCACGGACTTGCCCGGCGAGGTGGATGTCGTCTACCTGGACTCGTCGCCCTCGAAAGACTTCCACAGCGGCAACCAGACCGCGCAGAAGATCGTCGGCTTCTCATTCGACAAGGAGACTCTGACCTTCCCCATAGTCGGCGACCCGGACACCGCCCACGCGGTCGGGATGCGCTACCTCGACGCCCGACACCTCGCGGCGAAGCCGGCGGAGCTGGTCTGCGGCTTCGGCAAGCGGCACTTTATCCCGACCGATATCCTCGAAGTAGAACTCGAAGACGGGACGCTCTACACCTACCGCGTCGGCTCGAAGCAGGCCGACCTTCAGGGGATGGTCAAGTTCGGCGCCGTGCCCGAGCGCGCGTCAATCTACGCGCAGGGCGGCGCGGGCGTCTCGGGCAGGGGCGGCGACGTGCTGCTCATCCGTCCGCCGGCAAACACCCTGCTCGTCGTCGCGGACTGCGTGCCGATTCGTCAGGAGGATTTGGGGAGGCTTATCGTCTACGGCGCGGCCTGCCCGCGCGGCGTCGGCTACTGGCCGGGCTACCACCTGAACAAGAAAGACCAGAACGGCGAGGCCGAGCGCGTCGGCGGATTCGAGACGGCGGCGACTATCGGCATCGTCGAGACGGCCTCCCAGAGCGCGGCGAAGTTCGGCTTAGAGGCCGCGCGCTCCTTCGTGGTGAAGCTCTATAACGGCTCGCTGGAGTCTCGCACCGAGGAGGAGGTCAGAGCCGAGCGCGTCAACCTCGCGCTCTACGGCTCGGGCAACCGTTGGGAGGTTATCCAATTCCTGACCGCGACGCCGCAGGCGGCCTCGGCGCCCTTCGTCGCTCAGTACCTCGTTACGGGTGTCGTCTCTGGCCTTTACGGCACCGAGGTCTTCTCGGCCAACCATCAGGCGGGCGACTACTTCGTCCTCTTCGACGGCGCGGTCGCGTCCTTCCCGATGCGCCCGGCCGACGTAACCCAGACCTTCGACTTCATCGGTCAGACGGCCGGGCAGGCGCTCGGCGACGCCGAGGTCGCGGGCGTCTCGACGCTCAACTTCCAGGGCAACTCGGCGAAGCCGCTGGCCGTCTCCCGCGTCGAGTTGGACGACGAGACGCAGCTCGCGCCGAGGGATTCGGCCGGCTCGATCCTCATCGCGCCCGACCCGCGCACCAACCCCGAGATTGTCGGCGACGAGTACCTGATCGACTACCTGAGCGACGACCGGAGCACAATCATTCACTCGGACTCCTTCGGCGAGGAGCAGGAAGTCCCGGCGCTCTTCAAGTCCACGGCGTCGCTCTATTCGGGGGCGGGTGCTAACAAATACGTCAACGTCTCGGGCAACACGCTCTCGGGGACGGGTGACGATTCTGTCATCGGGCCGAGCGGTTCCGCGCGCGCGCGCTCGCTGCAACGCATCCTGAAGGCGGGGAACTACGTCGAGGCGACGTTGAAAGCCGGCTCGACCTTCGCCTCCGACTCGGCGCAGGTCGGCCTCATCAGCGAGCAACTGGATTGGACGAACCCCGGCACCGGCGCCGACTACGTGAAGACCGACTATCTCGTCAGGCTTTTCTACTCGGGCGGGTACAATCTCGCCGTCTCGGTCGGCGGCACGACCATCTACACGCTCACGACGAACGTCTCCGCCGCCGAACGGGTGCGCGTCGTGGTCGCGGGTTCCGTCGTCAGGTTCTATCGCTACTTCCTGGGCGCGCTCATCTACCTGTGTGAGACGCCGGTCGCGCCGTCTTTCCCGCTCCGCGTCTGGGCCCGCATCA